TTATTGAAATTCTGGGACAACATACACCTTCACGTAAACACCATTCTTCATTGCAAATTGTTCTAAAGTTTTTTGTCTGTATTCCGTTAAAGTAAAAAAATGAACGATTGGTATTTTGCCCTTATATTTATCTTTGTAGTAAGTTGTAAATTCACCATACCTTTTCATCTTCTCGCTATTTACATTCATCATCTGAGTCCGATCTATTTCTACAGCATTTAAAATTCCTTCTTCGTCTCGGAATTTAACATCTGGAATAATTGTCTTCTTTTTATCATCTATTTTATAACGTATAGGTGTTTCTATCTGCCAGTCATCCGGACAAAACAGATAAAGCCAAGCTTCATTTCTCATAAGGCTGTGTGCTAATCGAATTGTTGGTACTATCTTTTCTGTATCATCGAATAGCGCACGCCCTTTTTTATTTAAGTAATATACATATTCTTTTTTATACACTGTACTATTAACGAAAGACCCCAAATCCTTTAATATACGGTTTGCATTTCTGATGCCACCTAAATCATGTATAGCCATTAAATGCCTACGTGTAGCAAACTTTAGCTTTCTAATCGAGGTCAGAATCATCATCTGACGATTCAATTTGATGTGTGTTTGTATGTTCATGTTTCTCCACCTCATATTGTTTTAGTGCATTCCACATCGTTTCATTAGAAATATAAGGTACTTGAATTTCTGTCAATCTATCCGTTTTAAACAAAGCGCGTCCAGGTATACTTTTAATCGATTCCAATCCACATTCATCTATAACTACTTGAGAAGCTGTTTGTGTCGGTAATCTAAATCCAAGCTTCGCATCTGAATTTTGCTTAACTTGTCGCGGTAATGTATCTCCAGTCGGATATTGTGTACAAAAAATCAACCTGAATCCAAGCGCCCCGCCAATCCTCGCTATATAGGAAAGCATCCTTTGACATGCGATTAATAATTTTTGCTGTTCTTTACTCATACTTTTATCCGGGCACAGTTCAGCCCCTTCATCAACTATGATAAAATATCGTTCTTTTATAGTTGTTTCTACAACGTTTGTATAATGCCTTTCCTTCATATAGCACATTTTTTCTTCCATCTTTTCAAGAATTGTATTTAAAACTTGAAACGCTTGAATCGGTTTTTCTGCTATAGATTCAACTTGCTTTAAATTTTGATATGGGCCGAATTCTAAACCACCTTTTAAATCAACAATGTATAAATGAGTATAGTCTGATTGTGCTGTAATAAGAGATGTCATTACATTCTTTAAAAATACGGTTTTTCCCATACGTGTTAAACCACCTAAAGTCATATGTGGTGTTTTATCAAAATCATGATAAATCAGTTCTTCTAAGCTTTGACCTATAGGTACAAGCCATTTTCCTTTCTCAACTAAAGATTTTGACCATTCCCACTTGTTAGGTATGTCTTTATGAAATACTCGAATACTTAATTGATAATTATCATAATGAATGCGAACAGGTTTATTTAACCCTTCACTCACAACGTCCTCAACCTTTTGAATAATTTTGCTGGGCATACCTACAGGTAAAGTGTAAATATATGTTGTGCTGCGATCATCATCAATTTGTTTTTGAAACGTAGGATAATGCAACTTATCGTCCCTTTTAATAGCGATCCCACTCACCTCAAAAAAGACTTGGATTTTCTTTTTATCATCATCTTTTCGTTTGAACTTATCACTTACTAATCCATAAGTTAATGCTGCTGCGGGAACCAGTAGTAACTCCAACATAAACATTTCCCCCTTAAATATCCTACAAGGATATCATTGCACTCTTTTGGAATATAACGGGACAAGCATTTTCTTATACCTTTCTTATTGTCCTGACCTTCCATGTTGTATTCCTTCATAGAAACACCATTAGCACATAACGTAGAAGATATAAGAACGAGCCTGTGAGCGTTGTGTACAAGGTAATACGTGGAAGCCAATGTGGAACACTCATCCCCATTTTTTCAGCTATCCTCATTGCAACTACTGACAAACCTGTTGCCGTCCAAATAACTACCGCTTCCCCTGCGAGTGTCATATCTATTCCTCCTCTTCTTTCTCACGGAATATAATACCTTTTCTCGTAAGGACCGCATCATAACAATCCATTAAAGTTTCCCAATTTAGAATGTCTTCTTCCTCACCGTATAGATCCTCTTCAATTACCTGGGATAAACTGAAATATCTTTTATACTCCTTGTTATTAAACACTTCATGATTTTTCATGTGATTCATAATTGATTCCGTTTCTGATTTTGATTTGGATTCGTTATACATTTGACGTAATTCTTTTGAAGGATGTAAATATGGAGTTGTATTCAAGTGGTTATACTGCCAACGCATGTAACCCTCTCCCCTCTTGATATCCTTAGTTCCACTTGGTATTCCTCGTGGTCTTGATATAGGTATATGAACTAGAATGAAATACATTGCCTGTCCATACTAAATTTATTTTTTAAAAGGACAAAAATGATTTCACAAGAATATACATATAGGGGGTGGGAATGTGTTACGTAGCAATTTAAAACAGATTGTAGATGAAAAAGGATTACGTTACGGATTTGTAGCTAAAAAAGTTGGTATAGCTAATTCTACAATGACCAACTTGCTCCAAGGGGGATCACCGACACTTTTAGTTGCAATTAGAATCGCTAAAGTTCTTGATATGCGTGTAGAAGAGATTTGGATAGAAGAAGACTTAGATACGATGTGAATTTCCAATATAGTATTTGTTGCGTTAAAGCAATACAAATATTAACAGAATTTGATATAATAATACAGTTATTAATATCAATTAGGGGGAAATATTCATGAAAAAAGTTTTCAAATTTGGTTGTTTCGGGTTTATTGCATTATTTGTAATCCTTGTTATTGCACTAATTATCGATATATCTAATGACGACCCAAAAGAAAAAAGTAAACCGAAAGAAACTGCTACAGTAACTGTAAAATGGGAAGAAAAAGTTAAAGAAATTGCATCGAGTGATAAATCTACAACTGAAAAGTTTGATGAAGTAAGCAAATACGCTAAGGATTACAAACCATCAAAAGATGAAGTTAAACAATTCGGTGATGAAATTATTAAAGAATATAAAGATAAAAACTATATTAAAGATGTATCTAATCATGAATACATGCTAAAAAACCTTTTCAAATCACAAGTTGTTGATAAAAATGCATCAGATAAAAATTTAAAAGATTTTGCTTTTGACTTCTGGCAAAACTCTAAATACAATTACCGTGGTGTTGAAAATGCAACAAGTAGTGCTACTCAAGCTAATGAGCGCCAAATGGATAAAGCTTTAAATAAAATGAATAAATAGAAGAAATAAAAAAAGCCGCCCAATAGGACGGCTCTTATTTTTACTTCTTAATATACTCGTACCACCACTGTCTTTCGTCCATCCAAGCTGTAATTTTATCTAGTTCACCGTTAGGTAGAATATCAGTTTGTAAGTAGGCCAATCCAGTTAATGGATCAGATACAACTTGTCCTTTAGTTCCGCGCTCATTCATAGCGTTTACGACTTCCTGGACTAATGAGATACCAAAACCACCTGATTTAACGTATTGATAACCACCATTAGAAACGGTTTGTTCTGGCTGATTAACTTCTGTAAACCAAGATAATGTTTTACCACCAATCAATTCATTTAAATCGCACTTTCCAATACCAGGTACATTACCTGTTTCAGTATATTGCCAGATATCACATGGATAAGCTGGTCTATTACCACCATAACGCGGAATCCATACAAAGTCTGATTTTACATTTGCCATTCCAAACGGAGCATACATATGATGGCCAACATATAAACCGACTTTCTGAGCACCTAATCTACGTAATTCATCAATAAATGCTTGCGTTCCTGCTCTCATGTCATTCATTGTTTTTACTTCCACATCCGCAACCCAGACTGTCGCGCTCTTGTCTCCACGGTTCCAGAAGTCACGAGCTTCTATTCGTGCATCATTTTCAGAAACAAATCGACAAAATGCATAGTTACCAAAAGGAATACCGTGTTGCTTCATGGCTTGTACATATCCTTTATATAATGGATCCACATAATTTGAACCATCTTGTACACGAGCGATAATAAAATCAATGTGTTGTTTTGCTACAGGCCAATTAATATTACCATTCCATTTTGAAATATCTACAATATGTCCCATTATTTATCGTCTCCTTCAAAAAGTTTTTGTTTAATTTCTGTTACATCTTTAGAAATAGATCCAAAAGCTTTTGCTTGTTCTTCAATGACTTGTTGATTCTTTTGGATAACCGCTTGATATTGCTCCTCACGTTGTTCATTCTTTTTTTGCGTAGTAAAAAGCATCCACACGAATAATGCTGCGAATGCTCCTTGTTGAATCACTGAATTGAAAATTGCATCTTCCATTTTTTCCATCTCCTTTTTTAAGCAAAATAAAAAAGCCCACTATTGCGCGCTTATAATTAAATCTGCTCTTCCTTCTTTAGTTAGGTAAGCATCGACACGTTCCTTGTACTTCAACATAGGTCCGTCAATTACTACTTCTTGATACGTATAATATCCTTGAATAATCATCATCGCCATGAATTCAGCCATTTACATTCCCATTCCTTTCAATGTTTGCTGCATGATGAATTCAGCCATTGCTGCTTTAGTTACTTCTAATTCCGTTTTTAATTTATCCATTTCAGACGGCCCTGGAGGTTTATCTTCCACAGGAGGGAGTTCCTTAGTAGGAATCCAATCCTTTCCGTTAAACACCGGGTCAGAGTCAAGACGCGGAGGTGGAACGTCTGTAGAACTAGGAGGTAGAATCTTTTCTACAGTGTATCCGATATTGTTTCCATCCGTATCGAACTTGTCCTTGTAAGTGCATGACACCATATCAGTATGAGTGTATCGCTTGTTTTCATTGTAGAAATAGACTGCAAATAACATATTTATTCCTCCTTAGACGTTATAAGTAATCGCTGTACGGACATCTTCATTAATTGTAGAACATGAGATTGCTCCATCTAAGTTAACGACTACTCTCGATGCTCTACCTGCTCCATCTACCGTGTGGATATCTACAGGCTGTGAAGGTCTAGCTTCAAACGGTAATGTTGCAATAACAAATCCCTCTAATGATGTAGCTCTATAGTTTAGTAGTAGTGTTACGGTACTTCCTACACGTTTGAACTGGCAAGTTCTACCGTCTATAGAGTTAACCCCTGCGTTTAACGTTATAGGTACCCAACCAGTATCTGTAGCTTGTCGTATAGTACCATCGTCTTTGAATTCAATCCCTTTCGCCCAATCCCATGAGTTACTCCCTACAGTTGTCTCTGGTGCGAATACCATAGTATTACTTCCAGGGTGATGACATATCCAAGACTTTTGCCCTGCGTAATTAAGTCTAAAGGCGTTGCCGTTGGTGAAAGTTAATGTACCCGACATAGTGTCCCCTGCTTTTTTAACTACGTTCGTATTTGCATCGACAGTTAACGTATTTGTAGCACCTGAATACTTTAGAATCTGCTTTGAATCTTTGTAGTTATAGAAAAGCCAGTCATTTTGTGAAGACTCAAATCCCCATAACCTTGTTGCCCCGTCTTTCCAGTCCGTCCCTAAGTTTGGTTTTCCAGCTCCTACTGAATAGGAGGTATTACCTGTCATGGTATCGCCACTACGTCTCACAACATCCATTGTATTCAATTTGTTTTGTAATTGAGTTAATTGATCGTTAATTGAAGTCCATCGACTATTGATATCATCGACTAGCCATTGCGCTAGGTTAATTAATTCTTCTAATTCAGAAATATATGGGCCACTCATTGTATTCCCTGTCATTGCATCAGCTAAAGTTACAAGTCCGAAATCTTGAGTAGACGCTCTAACAGTTCCGCCTTGTTCAATTGAGAAATACGATCTTTTTCCGATACCAGCCACGCCGAATGTTTCTGGTCTGAAGGTATATTCAAAATTACCTTGTGTAGCATTGATTATTTTAACCCCCGTTTTATCACGAACATATGCGTTATTAGGTTTCAAACCTTCATAATAAATATCTTGTCCAGTTAAATTGTAAGGAACACCACCGTCCACAACAAATACATTTACAGTTACAGTCCCTTTATCACCTTGACGTCCAGTAACAACTGCATTTAATTGCGCTTGTTGGGTTTTGTTTATATCCAATACTAGTTTAATCTTCATATTGTTTTATCCCCCCTTCATTAGTATTAGCTTCGAATTCGTCTACCTTTATCACTTTGTGTTTAACCTCTCTATCAAAAATACTAGATTTCTGTTTAGTAGCACTTCTGAAAGCAAAAGTTTCCGCTATAGGTTCTTTCTTTACAATCTTAATTTCGTATGAAAATTCAATATCATTCTCACTTTCCACAGTAAAAGATATTCCTGTCCGTTCAGAAACCCAAATGTCACCACGTCCATATTTACTAATGAATACATGGTAATCGTCAGTTTCATTTTGGAAGAATGTAGGAAGGTTGATTACTACTTTTCCATCCACAGTTGATTCAGTGCCAATGTGGGTAAACATTTCACTCGAATTCATCGGCGCATACATTTCTTTTTTGACTGGTTTCGGCGCTGCCATTCTCGTAAATGAAGCCGGTTGCGGCGCATTGTTGTTTGATAGTGTACGTACAATTTTTGCGTTAAGTATGTTATTGTTATTCATATCTAACGAAACCCTGTAATTAACTCTATCCCAGGCGTTCATTTCGACTAAAACGTACGCGAATTCTCCATCTTTATACAGGAATTGCGTTGTGCCTTCATTTGAAATTTTTAAATTACCAATCGAATCCCGAATAATACCGCCACTAAAAATTTCACTGTTATCATCCCTAAATAGAACCCCGTTATTCGCTATCATTCTTTTATATGAATAGAAAAAATTCTTATTAATACCGGCCCAGGTTATATTTTTGTCATTTTCTCTCAATACAAAATCTACACCAGTATCAGAAATCATCGCTAAACGTTTAGTATCGTTGGGATACAACAACTCTTGAATGTAATTTCCTTCTTTACCTCCAGATTGAGATGAAAGAATGAGTTTCCTTGTATTCAACCACATATCGCGCCATGCAAATATACCTTTGAATCCATACGTTGTATCATTATCAACCACTTCAAAGCGCGGATCATAAAGTTGCGTAGTTGGATTTAATACAGAAAAACTTAAATACCTGCCAGGTTCAACGTTCATCGTTACGCCTTTCGTGTTATCGGAAACTCTGTATTGATACCCTAACATACCCACTCGGGTTGCATCTGAATCGAAAATCACTAATTGGCCAAAGTTGTTCAATTCCATTCTTTTGATTCCGTTAACCGTTGACTGCAAGCCTTCAGGCATCATTTTTATATTGTTTCCGTATTCGTTGAAACCAGTTTGAACCATTCCAGCATTCAATTTACCGGTTTTAATAAAGTCAGCTACTATTGATCCATCTTTTGTTATCGCAACGCCATATGGTCCATTTACACCAGTTGATGAGTACCCTAATCCATTCACATTCCATTGCCAAACCTTTTTAGCGGTCATTTCGTTATTTGTATCCATAATCAAAATACGATCTGGATAAACACGAACATAAGAACCGAAACCACTGTTTATAAGGTCTGTAGCGTTCTGTTTGGCTTGTTCTAGAATGTTAGGTCCTAAATCCTTTACTTTACCTTCTAAATCGGTAACCTTGTTTTTTGTATTATTTAAATCTGTTTTCGTGTTACCTAAATCCGTTTTTGTATCTTTTAAATCATTCTTCGTGTTATTCAGATCGGTTTTGGTTTTATCTAAACCAGTTTCTAAACCGGTTACTTTTCCATTTGTAGTATTTAAATTTGAATTTGTAGTATCCAGGTTGCCATTTGTTGTGTCCAAGCCATCTTTCAATTGGTTTAACCTTTTATCAGCATCACTAAGACCTACATTGATATCAGTTGTTATATTTAAAACGTCATCTTGGATTTTATCAATCTTATTCGTTTTACTAGTAAATGAATCTTTAAAATTACCAAGTATTATATCAATGTATCTCTCTTTTACAGGATCATACTTATAAGATATAACTTTTGCTTGAATGTAAATTCCGTCTTCATCATGCTGCACAGTTACCGTATCGCCCATATACACTGATTGCAAAACGGCGAAATTCTTATATTCTTCTGTTTGTGATAGTTCTTGGAAACTAACTTTATATGATGCTAAAGGCTGGTCCACATGATCTTTTTCAAACATAGCGCGTGCTTTTTGTCTCAAAAGTTCGTAAGCATCTTCTAAAGGTATCGCATCCTCGTCATTTGCGTAATCGCCGATAGCTGCTTTAACATCTTCAAAATCAACTTTTTTGATTTTAGGATGGACATATTTATTTATATTGCTACTCACAACATATTTTTCTGGTAATAATAAACCATCAAAACCTTGCGGCATGATTTTTGTAATAGGACTTTGCCAATCAACACTCGCTTCATATCCTAATAAATCTTTCTTATGTTGAATAACAACACCACGATCACGACCGCGTTTTTCCAAAACATTTACATTGAAATTGTCCCTTTTTAATTCGCCGCCCCAACGATTTAGGAAACTATTTTCTTTCCCAGTGTCTAGGATAGCTTCTATTGGATTCATTCGAACTAAACGTGCATTGTTAAGTGTTCCAATATCACTGAAAAATTCGAATCTGCTAGGATATTGGAGAGCACCTTTAATTTGAACAAGCGCTCCTAATCCTGTTTTATCTACGATATTTGTATCTTCTATAAAGTTATCAATTAAATCGTAAAAAACATGATAACAAAATACGCTTAAAATCCCCATTGAAGCTGAAGGATTAGCTACCCTAAACAATTGATCGCCATCAGGTGTTGGTACTTGTATCAAACTCTGGCCCTTTATATCTAATCCATGTGGAGAGAATAACGGATATTTGAATGACAGTACGTAAACCCCATTTAAATCTTCTTGAACAGTCGCTTCATGAACAGCATCACTTAATATACCGATACCATTGTGTAAAAAGTCTGTTTCATCTGGTTTATAAAGTTTAATCACACATATCTACCCCTTGTTTCTAGTTCGACTTTAGAGACCGTTCCTGTCCACGATATTGTATTTTCGCCCTCTTTCAATATGGGGAAGTTACCAATCATTTTATTATTCATTGGAAAACTGCCGGAATAACATAACGACAAATCAGAATCAACAACAACTGAATTTGCAACATCTTTAATTTGAAAAGCTATTCCGTTTACATATACAGTTATCGTCCCGCTGCCTGTAATGGTGAATTTAGGTAAAGAATAAAGCGTACCGTAGTTCATAACAGTCATTCCGGTTACTAGTTCAATAGGTTGCTCAATAATATATTCATAGGGATCTGACTTAAATGTAACTTCGAATTGTCCATACTCTTCGAATTGATTATCAATATCTCCTATGTCCACACTTTTGATTTTTCTATAAACGTTATCATCAGTAAATGAAAGTATTTTAGCGTTTCGTAACCAGGCTTTTATCTTCCGCAATAATGGTTTTACATTATAGTCTTCTAGTAAGTTAAAATTAATTGTGAATTCAACGTCTTCATAACCGTCTTTCTTAATTAAAGAACCGTTTTCTCTGCCTGGAATATTAATAAATTCGACTTTTTCTTTTGCACTAGGGATATTAGGACGATCTACCATACAAACATGGTAGAATCGCCCTAACTTATCATCTATTCTAATATCCAGCACAGTTATCTCCTCCCTATCCCAATGTTTAACTGTTGTCCTTTTTGAGCAAACCAATCATCCGCTTTTTCAAACATCTTATTAAGATCACTTTCATTATTTACAGTAGTGTGGAAAGTGACTTCATTTTTAATTTCTTGTTGTGGCTGCATGATTGTTAGTCCTTTTGCGAACGACATCGCATCATTAGCTACATTAGGAAGATTAGAAAGAAGTCCGTCCGCCGATAAAGATTTGTTCATTTTTGTTATTGCATCGCCAATTGATCCGCCAGTTGAGGCGAATGAAGTCATAGGAGCAAATCCACGCGCTAAAGCTGGCATATCCGCTGACATAGGTGCTATAGATGCAAATGAAGCGGGAGAAGCAAAACTTGCTGTATCAGCGCTAAATGGCATCGAGAATGAGAAGCTTGAAAATGGATTCAATTTATTTAAAATACCACCTGCTCTATTCCAAGCACTCGTTATTTTACCTACGATGTTATCCATAATTCTGCTGATCGTATTGTAAAGATTGTTGAAAAAACTAATGACTTGGTTAATAGGATACATTATTGAATTCATTGTATTAGACATGCGATCCCAGTTTCTTTGTACAGTATTACTAATAGTGCTGGCTACATTCGACACCTTAGAACTCAAACTATCCCACACACCGCCTACAGTATCACGAACTCTATTCCATGCACCGGAAGTCAATGAACTTATCGTATTCCACGAACCATCTACCTTACTCCGTACATTATCAACTTTATTCGACACGGTAGAAGATATCTTGTCCCAAACGCCGGATACAACGCTAGAAACTTGATTCCACTTTTCAGAAGTTGCGTCTTTTACCGTATTCCATCCGCTAGACACAATTTCTCTCGCTTTTGAAATCTTTTCACTTATACTTCCAGTTATTTTATTCCAAGCATCAGAAATTAAAGTAGAGACTTTGTTCCACGCTTCGGACGTAACTTTTGAGATTGTGTCCCAGTTCCCTTTCACAGTATCGTAGACTTTTCGACCAAAATCAGTGACTATCTTGGAAATCCATTCCCAAAAACTGCGCAATTGATTAACTATCCAATTCCAAGTATCGTAAGTAGCCGTTTTGATCATATTCCATAATTCGGATATGGTATTAATCAGCATATCTTTATATTTATTGAACGTATCTTTTATAGCATTCCAGGCTTGTTCTATATAAGGTTTTATCCATTCCCAAAATTTAGTGACAGGTTCTTTTATCTGATCCCAAATCAAAATGAAAACTGTCAATAACGCTCTAAGCGGTAAAGTTATAATGTTAAACAAGATATTCCAAGCTGTTTGCGCTATTTCTTTCAAACCTTCCCAAAATGCAGAAAAACCATCTTTAACAGCTGTCCAAGCTTCGTCGCAAATTTGTTTGAATGAAGCCCACATTTCGGAAAACCATTGCAGAATACCATTCAAAATTTCTTGTGCTTTAGTTCCAACTGCTGTCCAGAAGTCGCTCCAAGCCGTTTTGAATTCTTCCCATTTTGTAGTGAAGTATTGAACTACGCCGTCCCACCATACACCTAAATTGGTTTTGAGTTGTTCCCAAATAGCGGAACAGGATTCGCTTACACTTGCCCACATTTCAGAAAACCATGTTTTAAATTGTTCCCACTTTTCTTTTAACCAGTCAGTTACGCCACCCCAGTTGTTGAATATTGCTATTGCAGCAGTTACAACGGCAATGATTCCGACAATAGCGGCAACTACAGCAGCTACAGGTGCACCAATGAAACCAGCGATCACAGTTACAACAACTGCTATTCCTTCAGCTAACATTGAAATAACACTGATAACACCACTTATTAACGGTCCTGCTTTCATAAATAAACCTATGAGTGAACCTATTCCACTGATAAAAGGCCCTAGTATCATCATGACAGGACCTAATACGGTGGCTATTCCACCGATTATAGCTATAGTTTTTTGCGCTTCTGGGGATAGTGACTTAAAGGCATCAGCAATGGATTTAGCAGCATTTTTTACATCCGGCATGATCTTTTCGCCTAGCTCTAAAAGCATTTCTCCAATAGGGCGCATTGCATCTTGAAATTCTCTTAATGTCTTTTGGAACTTAACACCAAATGTGTCTTCTTGTATTTTCCTTAAATTATCAACGGCGCCTTTTTGACTTTGCAAACTACTAGTTGATTCGCCCATAGCGTAAACAACTTGATTCCCTAAGTCTTCAAATTTAGTTCCCATTAGCGCTACGCCAAGTTGTGTAGCATCGACCTGGTTATCCATACCTTTTAAGTCTTTGATAATAGCGTAGAAGACGTCAGATGCAGGGCGTTGACCTTTCTTGAACTCTTCCCACATTTGTTGTGTTCCTTTAGACATTTGTCCCATCGCGTCAGAAGTAGATTTTGAACCATCTTGAATACGTATTCCGTACTCTTTAACTAGGTCGTTGACAAAATCAAGATTATATGCTCCAGCTTGCAACCCGTTTTTCAAGATATTCAACATCTGTTCAGAAGAAAATTGAGCTTGCTTAAACAATGGAACGTATTCAGCTAAGTTATCCGTGAATTCATGCGATACATCTAAACCACCTTGCATACCTACAGTGATGAAATCTAATGCTTCCTTACCTGTCATTCCATACTGTTTCATTAATTGGTTTGCACCACGGGTCGTTTCTCCTAAATCCATATCGAACGTTTTAGAAAGTGCTAAAATACCTTCTGTAACGCCTTCTATTTCGTCGAGCGGAACATCCTCCATGTTTTGCCAAACTTTAACCACTGTTTGGTTAACTTCATTTAGACTTTCTCCCCAACCTTTTCTAAAGACGTTTTCGGCAACTTTACCTACATTTTGAGCACCTTTTTCCGTCAAACCTAATGATGCTTGTATTTGTTTTTGCGATGAATCGAAATCAACGGCCCACTTTGTAGAAGCAGCAGCAACAGCACCCAAAGCAGGTGTAACGGTTCCTGTTAAATTGCCACCGATATCTTTCGTAGCTTGCCCTACTTTATGCAACTTAGAAGATGCAGCTTCTGCCGTACTTCCTTGTTCTCTTAAAGCTGTACTAGCTTGGTTTACTTCTGTTTTTAAACGGTTCTCCGCTTCTCTAGCCTGGTTTAATTTAGTTTCTAATTTAGCAACTTCTGTTGAGTTTTGGCCATACGCTGTTTTTGCTTGTGCTAATTGTTGTTCTAAGTTCCGAACGGTCTTACCACTCATATCTAAACTTTGTCTTAATTGGCTTTGTTTCTGTTCTAACTTTTGTGATTCCGACGCATTTTCGCCTAATTGAGAACGTTCTAACGCTAATGCCGATTGTAAACGTTTAGATTCGTCAGCTAATTGCGCTTCAGCTCTCTTCAATTCTTCTAACTTCTGTTTCGATTTACCGGATTCACTATTTCTTTCAGCTTCAGCTTGTTGGGCTTGTCTTAATGATCTAGTAGTAGTTTCTACCTGGTTTGACAAGTTTGACTCAGCCAACATTGCTTTTCGTAAAGCTTCCTCAGCTTTTTTGACTTCAGTAGAATTTTCTCCCCACACTTGTTTCGCTCTGTTTAATTGGTCAGTAGCTTCTTTAGTTTTCTGTTTAGATAGTTCGTATTGTTTCTGAAGTGTGGATAGAGTAGCAGTTAATTTATCTGTTTCAGAACCATTTAATTTCATTTGGGATTGCGTTAACTTTAATTCTTGTGTTAACGCTCTGTTTTCCTGGTTAATATCGGCTATTCTGTTTTTATAATCGGCTGTATCAGCCTTAAATTTAATTATGGTTTCCTTCGAAGGCGCAGCCACTATTTACCACTCTCCTTTTCTTCCATATAGGATTTCCAACCTAAATAAGCGCTTTTATTTTCAGCTATTCTTTGAACGTCACGTAAAGGAAGATTCCAGAAGTCATGCTCCGAAATTTCAAAAATAAATACGTAGAGACTGTATATGTCAACTATGTACTCGATCTCATATTTCGGAAGTTTTAACCCTTTTTTCCCGCTTTTGCTTGGAAACCTTTAGCCATATTGTTTTTACCTTTACCACTTAGAATCGCACCGAAAATTTCGAACGCTTCTTCCATGTTGATCTCGTATTGCTGCATGAATGTTTCAAAATCCATATATTCTTTTGGAGTAGCTTGACGATAAGCTGCATAAACAGTTCTAAAAGTGTCTAATAAATCAATATTTTGCATTCCGCCAGCGCTGAATAACGTACTTAAAAATGACTTGTTAATGATGCCTTCTTTTTCTAAATTGAATAATGTCCAAGCTGTTAAATTTGCATTAACCTTTACTTCTCTCGATTCGTTTGTTTCCTGATTTGTTAATGTGATAGTTTTTAACATGTAAATCTCTCCCTTTTAGCTAAAATTAAAAGGCGCCCAATTAAGAGCGCCTTACATAGTAAATCTTATTTTTTATTAACCTGTAGTCTTTTGAAGGCTTGCAGGATCGAATTTTGTTAACCAAGTCGTTTCGACTGTTCCCGTTAAATTGATACCTTCGTAATAAAGTTGTCCGTAAGCATCAGGTAAAGCTGTAATTTCTAGTTCAAATTCCGCTAATTCTTCAGCACCGTTTTCCACACTCTTTACATATCCAGTAGCAGCAGTGCAGTTAGGGAATGCGATTAAACGTTTGTTACCTTCAAAAATATCAGCTTCTTCAGCCACGAACGAGAAATCTTTCCCGATGCTATCAATACCGTATGCGTAAACATCGGCTACTAAACCATCATTTGTAATACCGAAAATGTCACGTAATACTTTTAATTGCATATGGCCACTAATTGTAACGGTTAATTGAGAAGGTTTGGATTTCTTCTTTTGAATAACACCACCACATAATTTCGAAATTGATTTAATTTCTGTTTCTGCATCTAGCTTTCCAACACAACCGAATGGCTCGGAAACCGTTGCCCCTTTAAATAAAACACTTGCATTTTTAATCTCAACCGCATCAAACACATCAATTGTAGGCATTTAATTTCCTCCTAATTTCTTATTAATTTCTTCTATCAAAGCTTTATTTAACTCTTCAGCAGCTTGTTCAGCTTTTTTATCCACACCATGCTCCATGAAGTTTAAAGGAGATCTCCTTTTACTTGTACCTACACCTAAATCCGGAAACACTAAGTAACTGAATTTAGCTTTAGGTTTAATTCTTAATGTCAAGTTTTCCCTTGTATCTGCACTAAGTGACTTGTATAACTTAGCGTGTGGTTTATCTCTATCTGAAATCGGTATTAAACCCAGGATAGATTTTTCCATAATAGGCGCTATTGTAGAACCTAATTCTTTGTTAATCACTGTTTCAGCAATATCCGGTAATTGTTTAATGTTATTTTGTAATGCTTCAAATTGCGAGAAGTCCATTGTGTAATTAGCACACATTTTTTATCACCCTCGATAAATCAAACCGAATAACATCCACAAAATACTCAGTATCTTTCTTTCTCATTCGATCTTTAACTGTCTTGCTGCAGCTATGCCCAGTTGGGGACAAAGAATTCATGAATGATAATTGTAATATGTCTAAATCCTCCCTGTTTTCAGAGAAGAAATAGACAATTACATCTTGTTTAAACGTTACCGGGCTAATCCTTTCAAACCCGCCCGTCTCGAATACAACGTGATTTATTTTAGATAAGTCTGCTTCATCTTCCTGGACGGCATCTTGATAAATTCCAGCACCAGTAAAGAATGCTTCTAGATGTTCCACAAGTTTAGTATTATACTTTTCAATCAACTGTTCCGGATTCATCAAGACCACCTACCTTTTGGAGATATAAGAACAAACTCTTTTTAGAACGATCTGTTTTGATAATGCTGTAATTCTCGTCTTGTAAACGGATTGTTAATCTGTCCACATTCTTGCTGTTAAATACAGGTGCATTCAGAACTTCAATTTTTCTATCTAACTGTTCCCCAACACTTTCAGCAAATTGAATATCCACTTCTCGAAAAGACATTTCGGAGAAACGTAATTTAGCAATCTCGATGGGTTTATGTCCTATCACCTTTTTAGCAGCGTTTCTAATAGTTTCCTGCTTCATGACACTGACAAAACCGTCATTAAATGTTTTTCTATGCTGTTCAATTGCCATCAGAAACCTTCCTTTCGTCTAATGCTACTTGGAATGTCAAACGTGAAAGTGGTTGTTCGAAATTAGATTCAAATTGATCTAAAGCATTGTTGTATTCATATCGAATGCGATTTATAACCAACTCACGTGCAACTAAATTGACCTTTAGATCAAGTACAGCGCCTACTAAGTCATTAATATAGTAAACGGAACGATCTATTAGCTTTACGATGTCGTTGTCTTCTTCAGTCCACGTAATAGCTAGTGCGTGTTTTACATCATCTAACAAATCAAAAGGCGACTGTAACGTCGCCGGTAATTGATTGTCACTCATAAAGGATCACTCCTTATTTAGTAGGTGCTGGAGTAGTCATCGCTGTAGCTGGGTCTTTCATTGTTGAAATATCATAAACTAAGAATGAAAGATTCTCTTCAGCACGTCCGTTAGCATACATCTTAGCAATATATAAATCTTCGTCTTCGATAGCTCGTGTTTGATCATAAACATCTAAACGTTGTGCGCCGCCTAATCCTAAGAAGTAATCTTTGGCCATACCAGCAATTAACTTACCTTTTGGAACTGCGTTAGATTTAATAATCTTACCTGGGATTGGAAGGACGTTGTAAGCATAAGTTCCATCAGCATTAGGACGTGTAGTGTAACCAAAAATTTTAGCCCAATAATCTACTGGATTAACAATTAGTAATACGTTTTCTGGATTGCGTTTGCCGTCTTTTGTAAGTAAAGCCATAATGTTTCCTAAAGTGAATGGAGAGAAGTTTTCTAGTGCTCCAGTTACCGCTTTATCAGCATGAACGCCGTTAGTCACTGTTAGTAAGTCTTTTAACATACCGACTGGTTGATCTTTTCCTGTACCATTAACGATTGCTAATTCTAAAGCAATTTTTAATGACTCTACTAATACAGTACGAACATAGCGATCTAGCCAAACTGGTCCAAGATCCAACATTGCTTTACACACAGGCATGAAAGCAGATAATTTGTATTGATTAACATCAATCGTTTCAAAACCTTCGTCTAAAAGTTCTTTATGAGCAGCACATAATTTGCCCCAGAACGCTGTTTGAACGTCACCTTTTTTAAGAATCCATTCAGTTAAAGCACCTACGTTAACAAAGTTGATTTCGTTTAACAACTCATGATTTTGTGTTAATTCTTCAAATACACGCTCGATTACAGTTGGTGGCACTAATGCTTCAGTACCAGCGAATGAAGCGCCTGCAATTACTTGATTATAATACTTAGTTTCTTGACTAGTTAAAGCGCGGCCACCGCGTGCAGCTAAAATAGCTTGATCACTAGATTGAACAGATGCTTGTTGTAAAATTTCATTTTGAATACCTTCAGCGAATTGAATTAATGCATTATCTACTTGTGCCGGCGTACCAGACGCTAATACCTCGCTTAATTGTTGACGATTTGCAATTTTTGATTCTAAGTCTTTACCCATTGTAAAGTACCTCCTATAGTTTGATAGATTTTAATAATGAAGCCATAAAGTTTGCTGATTTCTCAGCGTTTTGAATACGTTTGTCACCTTCGTTTTCGATAGGTGCTTCTTCTTCCGGTTCATCAATAACCGGTTCTTCGTTGTCCACACTTTCTATTGAATCTACAATTTCATCACAGAAACCATAAGATTTAGCTGTTTCAGCAGTCATGTAAGTTTCGTTATCTAATAACGCTTCTAATTCGTGAAATTCGCCGTTAAAACGATTTCTATATGATTGGATCAAAGCGTCATCAACATCGCGCAACATTTTGGCTTGCTTTTCTAACGAATCAGCATTACCGTACGCATAAGTTGAAGCCCTATGAACCATCATTGTTGTATTAGATGGCATGATAATTTTGTCAGCTCCCATTGCAATTAAAGAAGCAGCAGAAGCAGCAAGACCATCAATAACGGCTGTAACAGAAGCCTTATGACTTCTTAGGTAGTTACAAATCGCAATACCTTCGAATGCATCACCACCACCGGAATGAATGTGTAATTCAATTTCGTCAGCATCAATGTTATCGAACATTTCGCGAGTCTTTTTAGCGTTAATATCGCCCCACCAACCAGCACCAACAGTTCCATGCATATAAGCGACTACTTTTTTACTGTTCTCCTGATTCTCCATCATTAGGAACTTCGGTTGAATCTTTTCCATTTCCATCAATTCCACCCCCTTCCATAGTTCCGCTTATCCTTGCTCTTTCATAGTTCTTAGTGACATAACGTTCCTTAGCCCAATCTTCATCGATTAATTCGCCACCTAATCGCTCAATTACATCATTAATACTAAGACCACCAACGGCGAATAGTTTGTCCACAGCGTTTGCGAACTTGGTTAGGTCGAACAATTTGAAGTTCTTCATATCAAATTTGATATAAGTTTTGTTTAAAAATTGATCTCGAGTAAACATCTTTTTGTTATACTCATTAACAATCATTTCACCGATTGGTCTAACAGAGAAAAGTATGAAGTTATCTAGGTCACCAGTAGGATTACCAGAAGTAGAGATACCCCCTTCGCTAATTCCACTTAATAATGATGGTGGTATGTGGAAAGCAACGGCCACAAAGTCTAACATATCTTTTGCAAGATTCTTAATATCTCGTGTATCTAACTTTTGCAGATCTTTGCTCTGATCTTCTAAGTTAACTTGCTCCGGCAAGAATAAAACAGATGCAATTTTTTCGGGATTCGTATAATCTCTCATCTTTTCCTCAAAAAGTGCTTGTGCTGCTTTGCCGTTCTCGTCTGTTAAGGAGTTCATGAAACGTCCTTTAATTAAAAATCTAAGTTTTCCATTCCCCTTATAATCAGACATAGCTTTTGCTAGTAATAATCCGTATGAGTTATACAAACTATCAATAACTTGATTAATAGACTCCTGGGAAAGTCGGAAATACATGACTTCGCTTTCTTTATAAGTTTTTGTTAACATTTCACCGTTAATTGACAATGAATGATACGTAAACTCTGTTAAACCATTCGTAGTTTCGCGATAAAACGAATCAGCTACCCACAATTCTTCGCCAATGGGAATAACCAACGCTTCATTTTCGTAAACAAGGTTATATACAACTTTTGTCCAGAATTCATGAGCATTTTCATTCTTATTAGGTGCTACATTCAATTGATAGTAGTTTAAATGCCGTTTTAACTTGCCATCTCTATAAGATTCGAAGTCACAAGAAATTAATGAACGTGCAATTAAATCAATAGCAGCGTTAACGTATAGTTTTTTGTAAGCTATTTCGGCTTTTAATTGCAGTGTTTGACAATCTGGATCGGGAATTTCGCTACTACTACCACCAAAAAATGTTTTAACTAGTGTTCTAATTCCCAATTGACTCACCTCCTTTAGTTAAAATGACCATACTTGCATATCATTTAAATCGACTGCATAGTCTTCAATTTCTCCATCAAAATTTAAAGCGTGAGTGAACGCGAAAAACCCGTCAGTTTTTCTTTTGACAGGGTCGATTTTTTTATATTCTTTTGATCCATTCCCTAATTCATCCACATAGATATTTCCACAATACCACCGCATAACAGGGTCATCGTGGAAAACGATATTATGATTGATGAATAGATGTTGGATTAACGGGTCTAACATAGCGTGAATATATTGACCACGACGTACTACCTTTACTTTTTCATGGAAACCAGCTTGTTCTAATAAAGGCTGCAAGATTACTGAACGGAATTTATCAATGGCGATGTATTTAATATCGTATTCTTTTGCTTTATCTAAGAACCAATTGATAACACGTTCTGGTTTTATCTCTTTATCGTACACAATGGTGAAGAGTCCTTTTTCCACACCTATATCAATGATATCCTGGTTTATATCCTGCATTTTCAACGCTTCGTGCCATATAAACGTGTGGTGAATCCAAATACGCTTACCATTTACCTTAAATAACAAACCCACGCTGCAGAAGTCACGTAATTCAGCAAAATCTACACCACCAACGCATTGATATTGATGCAGATTGTCTGGTAATTCTTGATCTGTAGCAAGAATATCCTCATAAGTTGCGATTTTATGTTGAAATAGCTGCTTCGGAATGTTCATCCTTTTTGTCATAAATTCCACATGCATTGGAATGTTGGTCTGACAATCGGCCCATTCTTCTTTCATCGTTTCGAATAGTTCCGTGTTATCTCTAATAGAAGGATTAGCTTTTTCCCAGTTTGCAATGTCTTCAACTTCCTCTTCGGAATCTAATTTGCAGATGAAGGGGAAAATCTTACTGTTTTCAACTTCTCCACTTAGAACCATTCGTGCTTTTTCTTTCATATCATCCAAAACGCCACCGCGGACATATCCATCAGTTGTTAAATAAAACGTTCTACCGTCTTTTACTTTCCCTAAAGCTGAACGGAATACCTTAATAGACGCGTAATCTTCATATTCATGAATTTCATCGAACCAAACTGAACCAGGCCTTAAACCGTCTTTCGTTCTAGCATTTGATGTGTTGTATTTTAAATGTGATTTGTTCTTTTTATGTTCAATTAATACTTTAGTCGTATTGAAAGACTTCTTCAAAACACTATTTTTAGGGTTATCAATTACATTCCGAACATCTTGAAATGTAGTTTTTGCTTGTTGTTCAGAAGTTGCTACCCATTCGATATGATAATTATCAATTCCGAACTGTTTGGACAGCATATAAAAATTATGCCAACCACCATAACCATTTTTACCGCCACCACGACCCATTAAAATTAAAATCTGATTCCAAACTAAACGGTCATTGTCTTTGTATCTAACTCCATATACGCAAGCATTAACAAATCTTTGCCAAGCGTAAAGTTTGAAGGGGAAATATGGCTCTGGAATTTTAACACTATCCTCAATAGCTTTTACATCAATATAAACATTTGGATTATCTAAAGTTTTTCGAACTAAGGCCATTAATTGTTTTTGTTCTTTGCATGACTTTATTTCTCCGCTTTCCACACTATACATGTACTCACTAATGTAAGGGTGATATTTATAAGGAAGATTAGACTTCTGTATCATCGTCATCATCCTCACTTACCGCTTTAAGACCCAACTCATTAAGAATCTTTAACATTTGCGTATTAGTCTTATTCAACTCATTAATACTATCGTTTTTCTTCATAAAACCATTAGCACCTAAAACTGAAACACCTCGATCTTTTACATCAGCTATCAATTTATTTTTTATATCCCAAAATGACATATAATCTTCTACTAAATCCATAAAATGAGCGTGTATGATACCGTTTGTGCCAAGTTGTTCATATAAATCATCTCTTATTTTATTTCTAAGCGTTTTTTCTCTGCTCTTTTGAAGCTTTGCAACCTTTTCTGAAACATTTTTTAGACCTTTTTCATTTATCATGTCTTCCCAATAACGACTACGCCATGATTTAACAGTGCTAACAGATACACTATATTTATCCGCAATATCCTTGTATTTAACGCCTTCTAAGAAATCTTTGAACGCTAATTTATATTTACTTTGTTTTCCGCTCACAATATCATCACCCCGCTTCTTTATTAGATTTTTTCGAAGATTAATTTTAAAAACTTTTCTTAAAAGAACGAAAATAGATGTGTATATTTTTACTTAACAGAAAACATTAGCAACTGCATACTGATCACAAATACATATCAAAAAGTTTCATCATCCAAGTAAAAGGAAGATATTTTTTTGTGATTTTTTCTGTCTCACGCGCGAAAAGCAAAAAATAAAAAGACAAATCTCCCCCCCGCGTTGCTCGGTCCCCCAGCAAAATTGTTTCTATATTTTGACCGGGGGGTGTCTCAGGAAATTTATCTTAAATTATTTTATAGCTAAACCAAAGAATAGCTCAGCATATTCAATAACAATGTGAGCTTCAGTTAAATTCATATTTAGATAATGTTCTAGCCAATGTTCTCGTAAACTTTTCTTTACTGTTTCAAGTGTAGTCTTCTCACATGCTCTTGGATTACATATGTGTCGTATCTGTTTGTATGTTGTGTAGATGTCACGTTGAAACTGTTTGAATATATCTAAAGCACGCTCATCATCTGTTCCGTCTTTCACTAATGTCTTGATGAATTGTAAGTCATATATGTTACCTTGTATCGTTAGGCTGTCCACACTTACCACCTCTCTTCATCTACTATCGTGCAACGTTTCTTCACTATGTTCTTCTCTTTGTTGTGTTCTTTGTTATGGCATTGAATGCATAGTGTTTCTAGGTTGCTTAATGTATATGCTAAGTCTGGTCTGTCACGTAACTCCTTGATGTGATGGACGTTCCTACCCTTGCTATACTTACCTTTGCGCTTGCACTCCTGACATTCGCTGTTGTCTCTTTCTAATGCCTTGATTCTAATGTTCCTTCTCCAGTAAGGATGCTTATAGAACTTAATGATATTATCTTGTTCATATAGTTTATTAATCTCTTGTATTGTTAAAGGTTGCACAGTTACACCAGCCTTTATCTTTCGAAATAAAAAAGCACCCGAATGGATGCTTTGAAATGGGTTATTAATTTGTACTTTAATTCCGGTACGTGAAGTTTTATCCTTATTCCAATCACCTAATGATGAACCGCTAATACGCATCAACAATATTAAGTAACTGGAAGAAGAGCAAAAGCTCTCCCTAATAACGGTATCATTCAATCATTACCATCTGCTGGTTCCGGATTTTATGCGCCGTCATTACGAAACCGTTTAGACAACATATAGTTTATAAAGGAATTTATGAGTCGTGTTTTCCGCCACTTCTCACAATACAAATATATCACGTGAATTCCAAAACAACCGGCACATATCCTGCCAAAAAGCGGTCACGACTCTGCCACCTTTTTCAAAATAAACATTGTAAGTTCACCATATATATTACCCTTTATTAATTAGTTGATGAGAATCAGCTTTTTTTAATATCATTGTTGATTTTAATAACTGGAATAATTTAAGCACATCTTTTTTCGTAATAGATTCATAATCATAAAAACCGTGCATAATTGAGTTTCGATTCAGTTCTTTTCCTAATTCATTTGGGATTTTCAAAAATAACTTTTTATACATCCGAAGTATAGAATTAGTAAATATTTGAGTAAAATATTCTTCATTAGCTCTTTTATATTCTTCAGGGTTCACTTTTTTATACAGACCGTAGCTATTTGGTTTACCATCAATAGATATCATTTCTATTTTTATTTTCCCTTCACACCACGATGAAAACACATGTTCAAAAGTAGCGAGAAGCGGAAATACACACAACTTGTATAACCCTAAGTTATATGCTTCGTAAGCTTCTTTAATAATAGGCGCATGAATTCTAAACATAGGATCATTAAGTAATTCTCCTATATAACTCTCTAATTTATTTTCTATATATTCGGGTATCATTTCAATAGATATAAGCTCATCCATTATGTCAGCTATGGTTGGAAAATCTAAACACCACATTTCAGCTTCTTGCTTCAATATAATATTTTCTATTTTCTGTAGATCCTCTATTTGAGGTGCAAGCATCATTAGAAACCTGTATTTTTTCAAAGATTTTTCAATTGCTTCTTTTATCATGTCTGGAACCTGAATTTCTGCTTCGCCGTTCCCCTTTATATCCTTAACATTTTTCTTATCTATCTCTTTCATAAATTGTCTCCCTTCATATGCACTTATATTTTATCATCATTTATGTTAATAAATCGAGTTACCCATATCTTGTATTGTGTGTAACTGACCCCTTCGCCAAATCCCTTGCTATCATTGATTTCATTCTACTTTCTCTTTTGAGTTACACAGTACGAAATTTATGGGTAACTGTATAGATTTAAAAAGAAAAAGCAATGCTTAGATTTTAAACCTAGTCATTGCTTTATCCATTGCATCTTGGTTTACCCCTATATAACGTAATGTGACCTTCTCTGACGAGTGATTGAATATCTCCATAAGTAATGCTATGTTTTTCGTTTGCATGTACATATGATACCCGTACGTCTTTCTCAACGTATGTGTTCCTATTTCATCTAATCCAAACTCTGCCGCTGCTCCACTTAATATCTTATATGCCATACTACGACCGATAGGACGATTCTTCCCTTGTCTACTTTGTAATAAATACTCATTATCTTCTCTTTCTTCAATAAACCATTTCAGTTCTCTTTTCAGTGCTGCAGTAATTTGTATTCGTTTCTGTTTCCCGGTTTTCTTTTCTCTCATAGATATATGACTACCTTTAACATCTCCTACCTTCAATTTCAAAATGTCCGAGATTCTCAGGCCTGTATTGATTCCCATAATGAAGAGAATGTAATTACGTAAGCTCTTTTCCTTAAAATACTCTTTTAGCTGCTGTATTTCTTCTGGATCACGTATTGGCTGAACAAAATTCATTATTCATTACCTCCAGTCTCTTCTGTCTCGTAAACTTCTAATCCAAGTGCAAAAGCAAGCTTATAAAATGCCTTAGACTTCCAACGTCGATAAGTACGCTCTGACATCCCTATTTCGTTGTAAACCATGTAATCACATACGTCCTCTTCTTCTAAATAACGCTTATAAATAATATCTCTTTGAATGCTTCCTGCACGTCCGTTCCCTAATCGATTTAGAAACTGATCAATACGTACTGACATTCTTTCAAGCCACTCTTCTCGTTTACTTTGTTGAATATTTGCCATAGCAACATCTTCTAATGGTTTTCCAACGGTATGTGTAGGACCATGCTCACGTACTTCATAAGAAGGAGTGACTTTCATTTCTTTACGCATCATCCCAAATTGTCTATGTATACGTACGCTTTCCAACACACCTTCTAATTCCTCTTGTGTTGCTGTTCTATCAATTTTTGGTAAGAAAGATAATTGTTTAGTCATGTAAGACCACTCCTTTTTATTTTTAAATTACTTTTGTCTTAATGCTCCACGTCTTCGTTCATAACAAGGTCTATGCATCCCCATTAAATCTTCAATCTCACGAGTGCTAAATTTCTCTTTTCGTTTTTTCTTCTTTTTCTTTTTCACTTGATGCGATTGCTTTTTCCATTCACGTAACTGATCCTTTAATCCCTTCATTTCCCCATCTCCCTTTTCAAAATAAAAAGGACACCTATTCCTAAAACAGCTTTAACTGCTGCTTTAATGAATTGGTGTCCTCTAGTTTTCTAGCCGGACTGTATTCTGTTTGCATTCACTTTAAAATACCAGCTTGTACAAAAATGTTTCTCCAAGCTTTATTGACTTGAAACTTCTCCACATCTTTTGCACGACGAGCAATTGCTTTTCTAATTTTTCTTTTCTTCAAAGCCTTCATTCTACTAACCTCACTTTCTATTAAAAGGATTATTTTATTAAGTTATGTTTTTTTAACTGAAACCAAGTCTCCATGCCTCTTACGTCTTTCTCATAAATTGGCATTACATATATCTCTTCGTTTATTAACAGTTGGAATTCTACACATTGTTTTTCTCTGTTCCATCCGTAAGATGCCATAGGAACCATTTTAGGCTCCGCTTTTTCTGTCATTTTCTCTTCCTCCCTTGAATAAAACTCAATATTCCGTTAATACTGTAGACAACCCATTAAGTTACTTTCTCCTTGTTCCCCCTTGGAGAACCAGCCGGGCAGTTAGCTTTTGCTAGCTGCTCTTTTTTCAAATACTAATTAATTAACACAAGCGCATTTCAGACAAACTTCGTATGATATGGTGTATTCCTTTCTTTTAGAAAATGAAACTCGTCATGGGAGCACTTTTATGAAGTGCTCTTTTTGGCTTTTAAACTAATACAAAATGAAATTTTTATAATAACTTTTCAGCAATCGCATTGATCACATTTACGGTTACGCTATTACCGGCCTGCTTATAAAGTTGCGAGTCTGAATTAACTTCTCTCGCCCGATCAAACGCCCAATCAGGAAAACCTTGTAGTCTCCAGCATTCTCTTGGCGTAAGTCGTCTAATACGATAAGGTGGTTTGTTTTCAATTGTCGCTTGGTTACAGGCCGTATCCAATGTTTGAGCAATTCCTTTACCAACACACCCTCGTCTTGTTTCACTTCCTGGTACAGAATAGTTAATACTGTCACCAATTTGGGCTTCGGCATAACCTTTCTTCGTCGCTTCTCTTACTAAGACTTTTGGTTCTTGCCCTCCACCTTGCATTGTAGTTAGACAAGGCGAAATTCCTTCTGTCCCATAAACTCTTCTAATTTGGTCTTTCCCTTTAATATCTAGCATTCCTTTAACTACAACTTTAGGTCCTTCTCCCTTATTTGTAGTTAAGGTTGGTGCTAATCCATCAAAACTATATACATTTCCGTTCATTCCGTTACCAGATGGATTTATATTCCCTACTCGCTGAACACCAGCCGTTTCGTAGCTTCTTCTGATAGGAAATACTTCTCGTCTACTTCGTCCTCTAAGATGTCCAATAATGAATACCCTCTCGCGGTTTTGTGGGACTCCATAATCTTTGCTGTTAAGTACTTGCCATTCTGCATCGTACCCCAATTCATCAAGCGTGGAGAGGATTGTTCTGAATGTGTTTCCCCCTTCGTGATTGAGTAAGCCCTTAACGTTTTCAATGAACAATAATGATGGTTGGATTTCTTTGGCGAGTCTAGCAATTTCGAAGAACAAAGTTCCTCTAGTTTCAGCGAAACCCAATCGTTTTCCAGCAATGCTAAATGCTTGGCAGGGGAATCCACCACAGATAACATCGATGGTTCCTCTAAGTAATCGTAGATCGTCGTTTGTGACAGTTGTGATGTCATGTGCCGTCCACTCTCCTTTTGTATTATGAATTGCTTCGTATGACTTTCTAGCAAACTTGTCTATTTCAACATATCCCAAGCACTTGTGACCTGCCTGTTCCATGCCCATTCTAAAACCGCCTATGCCTGGCGAATAAGTCTATAAAAGTAAGACTCATATCACCACCTCGCTTTCTATTAAAATATCGTCTTTTATTTAGCTTTATTAATCTACAATTTCAACACTTAATAAGTCGTAAAAAACATCCTGCATTTGATCACAAACACCATCTGTTACTCTATCAGTAATGTTTACATCATCTATGTCTTCAAAAACTTCAAGTTCAACCAGCACCTTTATTTTCTTCTCCATATTCATCCCTCTTTCTACCAAATAACTATTTTGTTAAATTACATCCGCGCTATCAATTGCACCTATTTCTGCTTCACAATCATCTTCCGACCAATCTTTAATCATGTCCCACGGATAATTTGATTCCACCAATGTTCGTTTAAATGTACCTGGCTTCGTTTTGTTATATCCTTCATTGAACCTTGACCAATTCATATTCCATACTTCTACACCAATTGAGAAGAAGCGATCTGTTAATTTCCACTTAACCCCTTCTCTCTTATGCTCAATAACCGCTCCATTTTCATTAATCCATTTGTCTCCAACCTCAGTAATAGCTAACATTTGTTGAGTAGTTCTCATTTTCCATCTCTCCTTTTCTATTCAAATAACGCTTTTGTTAAATTTTCAATGGTGAGGTTAATAGCTCCAGCTTGATCTAAACTTATTAATAAATTCTCTGCTACTACCTTTCCCATAGGAGTAGCACATGCGATGATTTCCTTACCATCCACAATAATTTTTAATTCTTCTCCGAGATCTTCAATTTTTACATCCTTCATATTTCTCATTCCCCTTTACGAATAATCTTTTTTACATTACACATAATATCTACGAGTCAGCTATACTCTTTCAAAACGGAGCTTTACCCCTCCGGACTGTTTAGGCACTTGGCAGGTGATTTGGTCAATTACCTGCCATTCCGATTAAAATAACGCTTTTGTTTAGTTTTCTTTTAATTCTTTGCCGCACATAGGACAGAAATTTATCCTTTCCCCGAATAAAGAGAATTTTTTATTTCGGTCTCCGACTTCACTATCCTCTAAATAATTACAACTGTTTATAGTGACATAATAATCGCCTTTTCCATTTTGCATCAGTGGCTTTCGTTTATATGAATTTCCAGTACAATACTCACATTGTTCCTTTTCCATCTTTGCCCCTCGCTTTCTTATAAAATTCAAATTTTGTCTTAATATCCGTTCGCTAGTCGATTGAAATTTTCTTCGTTCTTTTCTTTATACATTAGAACTACGTCATCCCATGTGTATCCAGCAAATTCGATAATCTTATAGAATAGATCCATAATTCCCATTAACGGTTTCTTCGCTCCTGCAGCATCCTTGAATTCAACCTTTCCAACCAGATAATTCACGTTCTTATCCATATGGAAAAATGCTTTGTTAAATCCGTGAACCTTACTTTCAGTAATAGTGACCTTTCGCAACATATTTTCAATCTTGAAGTCCATTGCAACAGATAACCAAAAATGAAGGATATCAACCATTTCTTCTAAAAATGATTCTTTCGGCTGTTCAAATTTTGTGGACCACATCTTGAAAGCGTTCGTTACATTCCATGCTTCATTTACTTCATTCTTTAATGCGTATGCCTTGTTAAACATCATGTCATAGCGTCCATAATTTTCTTTGTGCTTCGCTTTAATATCATCATCAAGTACCTTTTGCATTTTGAATAATTCAGTTAGATCAATGACTTTGTTTTTCATTTTTCCCGCTCCTTATAAGTAACTTTTCAATTTCTCTTTCTGTTTCTTCAACGTTTCCAAGGAAAGCTTCGTCTTCCGCTTCTCGTTATCCAATCCCACCAAATGATATTCCATCTTACGAATCTCACTTTCTACTACTTCAAGCTCGCTTTGCACCTGCACCGCGGTTTCTTTTTTCATTACTTACCACCTTTAGATCCAGCTAATAATTTAGTAATTTCATAAACACCGTTTTCCATTTGTTTCATCACTTTGCACCCTCTTTCTTATCAATTTCAATCATTTCATCCTGTACTTCTTGAAGAAACTCTATATAACGTCCTAGTTCTTTCTGATCCATTGTAGATATGTCATCGTCACTTACACATTCAGTAATATCAATCAAACAGTTTTCTCCACATGTTTTTACATTAGAATTCGTTACTGCAATCGCTCCTAATCCATATTCAAAAGTTTTATTCATTACTCAAATCCCCTTCCTATTTAGCAAATCCCTAATCCTATTGGACGATTTTCAATTAAATACTTATCAGCTTGATCTATTACAAGAAG